GAATGTGTTCCCCGAGGTGATCCGGCCTGCCTTGTCCGATCGGAAGGGTTGGGCTGTGTTCGTCGGCACGCCGAAGGGGCACAATGCGTTCTTCGATCTGTATGAGGAAGCGGCGGCTGACGATGACTGGCTGTGTGCGGTGTACAAGGCCAGCGAGACCGGGATCTTGGACGAGGAAGAATTGCGGGCTGCGCGGCAGACGATGACGCATGACCAGTACCAGCAGGAATTTGAGTGTTCGTGGAACGCGAACGTGCCTGGTGCGATTTACGGGAAAGAGCTGGAAGAGGCGCAGAACGCCGGTCGGATCTGCAACGTGCCGTATGATCCTGCGCATCGGGTCGATACGTTTTGGGATCTGGGGGTGGGTGACAGCACGGCGATCTGGTTTACGCAGACGGTTGGGCGTGCGATCCATGTGATCGATTTCTATGAGGCGCGGAATGAGGGTTTGCCGCACTACTGCAAGATCCTGACGGAGCGCCGGTATTTGTACGGGAACCACTTTGCGCCGCATGACATCGAGGTGCGGGAGCTTGGCAGCGGGAAGAGCCGGCGGGAGATTGCCTGGGATCTGGGGCTGAACTTTCGGATCATTCCGAAGCTGCCGATTGAGGATGGGATACACGCGGCTCAGATGTTGATCCCTCGGCTGTGGTTTGACCGGGAAAAGACAAAGGTTGGCTTGGAGGCGTTAAGGCAGTATCATCGCGCGTACAATGAGCGCACGCGGTCTTTCCGGGCTGCGCCGGTGCATGATTGGACGAGCCACGCTGCGGATGCGTTTCGGTATCTGGCGGTTGGGATAAGAGAGACGGGGGATCGGGTGAAGCCGCCCCAGGTGCAGGCGGTCATGGACTATGACCCGTTCACGACATGATTGATCAGGATGATCTGCTGGGTGCGCTGCAGCTCTGGACGGAGACGGCGCCATACAGTTCGTTTCCTTGTGAGACGATCGCCTGGCGGCTGATGCCGGCGTTGGAGAGCGGGCGGTATCGTTTGTACCGAGATGCGTATGGTTTCCCGCGCGGGTTCATCAGCTGGGCCTACATGACGCGGGAAGAGTTTGAGACGCGGCAGTACAGCGGGGCTGAGATTTTCGCGCGCGAGACGGGCGAATGCTTGGTAGTTGTGGACATGATTGCGCCATATGGTCGAAATGATGTATTGTTGATCTGCCGGGACATGCGCCGCTTGGGGCAAGAACAATATTCTCGGTTCGATCATGTCTTGGCCCACCGGGGTCGCAGAAACGGGGTTTTCCCGAATATAGGTGGATAGGCGATGCGATTTCTTACACCCGGATTTGTGCAGGTTTTCTTTGGTGGTGAGACCGGCGGCGGCGGCGGTGGCCGCGAATTTACTGGTCGCCCGGAGCCGCGCCCGTCGATCATGACGGTTGAGCGAAATGGCGAGATGCAGCGTGTCGCCACCCGCGACATCCCTCGATTTGGGATTACCGAAGGCCAAAGCGAGCGCGAGCCTGATTACGGCCCGATCAGCCTGCGCGCCTTGACCAGCACTGAGCCTGCGAATGTGATGCGGAATATTCAGGCCAATGAGCGCCGGGCAGTTGCAGAGGCTGCGCGCCCTGCGGCTGATCAACGTGAGGATCGGCCAGCACCGGCGCCAGCACCGGCACCAGCCCCTGTAATCGCGCCTGCCCTTGCGCCTGTGCAGCCTACGCCTGTGGCTGCTGCGGAGCCAGAGACTGAGACCGGGATGACGCCGCAGCAGGAAACGCAGATCGCCGAGGCAGGCGAGACGGCTGCGGCCAAGGCGCGGCGGCTGGGTCTGGCGTCCACGATCGCCACGTCGCCCGGCGGCCTGCTGGCTGGCGGCGCTGGCACGACCCGGCGCCGGCGCAGCCTGATGGGCGGGGGATTGATCGCATGATGATGAACGATCGGTACAAGCGGCAGTCTGGCCGCATGGGTGCGATGGCGTCACAGCCGACGCAGGGCATGTCTGCTTCGATGACGGTTGATCCGTTGGAGCGTTTGAACCAACGGATCGCTGGCCGGATGGAAGGCGGCGACATGTCGAAGAAGAAAGACAATGGGCGCGTGCGCCGCAGCCTGATGGCCAATTACGGGGGCATGTAATGGCAAGTGTAGATCCGCTGGTTTCGCGGCTAGATCGTCGGTATCGCGATCTGGCCAATGCGCGTTCGAACTGGGAAAAGCATTGGCAAGAGCTGGCGGACTACATGCTGCCGCGCAAAGCGGACATCGTGAAGAAGCGCACGCAGGGCGACAAGCGCACCGAGCTGATCTATGACGGCACGGCGATCCACGCGGTTGAGCTGCTGGCGTCTTCGCTGCACGGGATGCTGACATCGCCCAGCACGCCCTGGTTTTCGATGCGGTTCCGCGAGCGTGAGCTGCAAGGCAACGACGCGGCCAACGAATGGTTGGAAACCTGTATCGATCAGATGTACCAGGCATTCCATCGTTCGAATTTTCAGCAGGAAGTGCATGAGCTGTATTTCGATCTGGTCGTGTTCGGAACCGGCGCGATCTATGTTGAAAGTGCGGATGACGGCGTGCGGTTTGGCACGCGGCACATTGCCGAGATCTCGATCTCCGAAGATGCCAACGGCATGGTCGATACGGTGTACCGCAAGTTCAAGATGACGGCGCGTGCGATGGAGCAGCAGTTCGGGCGGGAAGCGTTGCCGCCGGCTGTGCTGAAGGATGTCGAGAACAGCCCGTACACTGAGCATACGATCCTGCACGCGGTCTACCCCCGTGCCGGTAAGGCTGGGCGCGCTGCAAAGCAGAAGCGGATTGCGTCGGTGTATTACCACATGGACAGCAAGGCGTTGCTATCGGAAGGCGGCTTTGATGATTTCCCGTTCATGGTGCCGCGCTTTGTGAAGGACAGCGTGTCGGTGTACGGGCGCTCGCCTGCCATGACGGCTTTGCCTGATGTGAAGATGCTCAACAAGATGTCCGAGGTCACGATCCGGGCGGCGCAGAAGCAGATCGACCCGCCGCTGATGGTGCCGGATGATGGGTTCATCATGCCGATCAGGACCACGCCTGGCTCGCTGAATTTCTACCGGGCCGGCACGCGCGATCGGATGGAGCCGCTGAACATCGGCGCCAACAACCCGCTCGGCCTGAACATGGAAGAGCAGCGCCGCAACGCGATCCGGCAGGCGTTCTATGTGGACCAGCTTTTGCTGGCCCAAGGGCAGGCCATGACGGCGACCGAGGTGTTGCAGCGCAATGAGGAAAAGATGCGGCTGCTTGGGCCTGTCCTGGGCCGCCTGCAGTCCGAGATGCTGCAGCCGCTGATCTCGCGCGTGTTCGGTCTGTTGCTGCGCAACGGTGTCTTGCCGCCTGCGCCGGAAGAGCTGCAGGGTCGCGACATCGAGATTGAGTATGTGTCGCCGCTGGCCAAGGCGCAGAAGCTGACGGATCTGCAGTCGATGCTGCGCGGCTTTGAGGTGATGATGCAGATCGCCGAGGTTGCGCCGGTGATGGATTACTTGGACAGCGACAAGCTGGTTAAGTACCTGGTCGATACGACTGGCATCCCGGCGACGGTGATCCGATCGGACGAAGAGGTGGCGCGGATGCGTCGGCAACAGCAACAGCAACAGCAGCAGCAGGCCGACGCTGAGACGCAGATGATGCAGGCCCAGGCATTGGGTGACGCTGCACCGATGGTCAAGGCGCTTGGCGGCGCTCAGGCGCTGGGAGGCGCTGGCATAGCATGATGGATCAAAAGCAGCTCGCGGAGCTGAGGCTGGCGTACCGCCGGGTTTTCAACACAGATGACGGCCAGCGCGTTCTGGCCGATCTCAAAAAGCGATCGTCGTTTGACGCGACGACATTTGTTTCGGGCGATCCACACACATCAGCCTTTAACGAAGGACAGCGCGCAGCAGTGCTGCTGATCGTCCGAATGCTGTCCGAAGAGAAGGAAAGACAATGAGCGAAGAGGCAATCCAGGCAACTGGATCTCAAAACGTCGCAACGGCAGCGCCTGTCGCGGCGTCTGCAAATTTCCTTGATGCCATTTCCGAAGAATATCGGAATGACCCAAGCATTAAGTCTTTCACCAATGTCAACGACATGGCGAAGACGCTTGTTCATGCGCAGCGTTTGATTGGCGCTGAAAAGATCCCGTTGCCTGGCAAGACGGCGACGGATGAAGATTGGGCGAATGTGTGGTCTAGGTTGGGCCGCCCGCAGTCGCCGAAGGAATACAGCGTCAAGCTTGATGGCGTTCCGTTTGCTGAAAGCGAGCTTGAGGGCTTTCGGCAGTCTGCCTTTGAGGCTGGCCTGAACAATCGCCAGGTCGAGCGGATTGCCAAGTTCTTGGAAGACACGGTAACGGGCGCAAATGCGGCTCGATCGGAGATGGTCGAGAAGGCGGTGTACGAAGGCGAGCAGGAGCTGCGTCAGGATTTCGGGCAGGCGTTCAATCAGCGCATGACGATGGCGCTCAATGCTGCCACGCAGTTGCTCGGCGATGTATCGTTTCTGGATGAGATCCAGCTATCCGATGGCCGTATGCTTGGCGATCACCCGCAGATCGTGCGGATGTTTGTAAAGCTGGCCGAGCAGATCGGCGAGGACCAGTTGCTGGGTGAAACCAGCGAGCTGATCATGACGCCGCAGGAGGCCAGCCAGCGCATCGCAGAGATGACTAGACGCGATAGCCCATATTGGGATAAACTGCACCCTGAACATGACACATATGTTGCCGAGGTCTTGCGCCTTCGTGACTATGCGTGATGTGGCGGACAATCCTTGAGACCCGCCAGGCATGCCGATCAGTTCGGTGGAGTAGCTGCCCTAAGCAGCAGCCACGGCCCGCTAGGACAACCAAGGCGTCGAAAACTGTAAACCCGCTCTAAGGAGAGACAAATGTCGGTCCAAATCACTACCGCATTCGTCAATCAGTTTTCCTCGAACATCCAGATGCTCTCGCAGCAGATGGGTTCGCTGCTGCGCAATGCGGTGGACGTGGAAACTGTGAATGGCGAAAAGGCATTCTTCGACCAGGTCGGCAGCGCTGCTGCTGTCCTGCGCACCACCCGTCATGCGGATACCCCGCTCATTGACACGCCCCACTCGCGCCGCATGGTGACGATGTCGGACTACGAATACGCCGACCTGATCGACGATCAGGACAAGGTGCGTCTGCTCGTTGACCCGACCTCGACCTACGCTCGCGCTGCTGCGGCTGCAATGGGCCGGGCGATGGATGACGTGATCATCTCGGCTGCTCTGGGCACCGCCCTCACCGGCAAGGATGGCACCACCTCGACCCCCTTCGACAGCAACAACCAGATCGCCGTTGGCGCTGCTGGCCTGACGCTGGCGAAGCTGATCGAAGCCAAAGAGATCCTTGATAGCCGCGATGTCGATCCCTCGATCCCGCGTTACATCGCATGTTCTCCGAAGCAGATCACGAACCTGTTGGACGATCCCGAGGTCACCTCGGCTGACTACAACACCGTTCGTGCGCTGGTCAAAGGCGAGCTGGACACCTACGTCGGCTTCAAGTTTGTCACGACCAACCGCCTGCCCCTCGACGGCAGCGGCGATCGTCGTGTCTTCGCTTGGGCGATGGACGGCATCAAGCTGGCTGTTGGCAAAGAGCCGACTGCCCGCATCGATGAGCGCGCAGATAAGTCGTATGCGACCCAGGTCTACTACTGCATGTCGATCGGTGCGACACGCATGGAAGAGGCCAAGGTCGTTGAAATCCTCTGCGATGAATAAGGAGAAGTGAGATGACCACCAAGAACTCTACCCTGGTCTCGAACTTCGAGGCATCGCCCCAAGCGATGAATGCCGCGCACCAGCTTCATGGTGTTAAGCGCATCGCCCAAGGCACCATCGCGTTGGCGACTGGCGATCTGGATCTGAACGATCTGGTGATGCTGGCCCCGATCCCGTCGAACGCTTCAATCACCAGCATCAAGCTGGCGGCTGACGATCTCGACAGCGATGGCTCCCCGGCGCTGGCCTTCAATGTTGGCTTGCACAACACTGACGGCACCGTTGCGGATGCAGATGCGTATGCGTCGGCGATCACCCTCGGCCAAGCGGCCACGGCGTTCACCGAGTATGCGTTTGAAGCTCGCAACATCAACGCCTGCGGTCGGCAGGTGTGGGCAGATGCGCTTGCAACTGCTGACACCAAGAAGCTGTACTATGTCTCGATGACGGTTTCGACTGCTGCGGCCACTGCCGCTGCCGGCGACCTGTCGTTCCAGATCGAGTACGTCGTCAACTAAGACAAAAGCGGGGCGTCTACGGGCGCCCCGCTTCACCATGCGCGGAGGATGAGGCGTGACTAGCACGGTGGCCATCGTAAACAACGCGCTCAACATCATCGGCGCATCGAACATCACCGACCTGAATGAGAATTCAAAGACGGCTCGCGTGATGAACCAGATGTATGAAAACGTCCGCGATGACGTTTTTCGCGCGCATCCTTGGAATTGCCTGATCCGCCGCGCCACCTTGGCGCAGAGCGTTGTCGCGCCCACCTTCGATTATGCCTACCAGTATGCGCTGCCGACAGATCCCTACTGCCTGCGCGTTCTGGAATTCCAGAACGGAGCGATGACCTATCCGTATGAAAACCTGGTCGGCCAGGGCAACAAGCCTTTCTTCGTCATTGAAGGCCGCAACCTGCTGACGGATAGCGGCACGGCGCGCATCAAGTACGTCGCCCGCATCACTGACCCGACGCAGTATGATGCCGGCCTGATCTCGGTCCTGGCCGCTCGGCTTGCCTCTGAGGCGGCCTATGCCATCACCGGCTCGACATCGGTCGTGCAGATCGCGGATGCGCTGTATGAGCGCAAGCTGCGCGAGGCGCGGTTCTCTGACGCTACAGAGAATGGCACGATGAAGCTGGAAGCGAGCGACTTTATCGAAGCGAGGTTCTGATGGCTCGCTCGGCACCAGCGTTCAGCTCATTCACTGCAGGTGAGGTGTCGCCCCGGATGGAGGGGCGTGTCACACTTGATACATATCGCGAAGGTTTGGCCGATATGACGAACCTGCTGGTGCTGCCGCAGGGTGGCGTCACGCGGCGCCCTGGCACTGAATTCCTGGGCGAGATCAAGGACAGCTCCAAGGCCGCGCGGCTGATCCCGTTCCAGTTCAAAACGACAGATACCTATATTCTAGAATTTGGCGACCAGGTCATGCGGGTGTATCGCAACGGCCTGCAGGTCATCGACGCGACAGACAAGAACATCACGGCCATCACGCAGGCCAGCCCCGGCGTGATCACGTCGAACTCCCACGGGTTCAGCAACGGCGACGAGGTCTATGTGGACGCTATCGTCGGGATGACCGAGCTGAACGGTCGGAACTATCGCGTGGCGAATGTTACGACCAACACGTTCACGTTGACCGACCTGTTCGGCAACGCGATCGACACGACCAATTTCACGGCCTACACATCAGGCGGCACGGCCACCGAGATCTACAACATCGCATCGCCTTATGCTGTGGCGGATCTGCCGGCTGTGCGGTTCGTGCAGTCTGCCGATACGATGTTTCTCGTACATCCGTCCTATGCGATCAGGAAGCTGACGCGCACGGCTGACAACAACTGGACGTTCTCGACCGCGTCCATCACTGGCTCGCCCAGCCCAAACTTGGACAGCGGCGCCAACGACTACCCCAGTGTCGTTTCGTTCTTTGAGCAGCGGCTTGTTTTCGGCGCAACCAACAACAATCCACAGACGCTGTGGTTTTCCAAAAACGGCGACTATGAGAATTTCACCACCGGCACGGCGGATGACGACGCCCTGATCTACACGATCGCGTCGAACCAGGTTAACGCCATCCGCTACCTGTCGGCCACGCGCGTGCTGACGATCGGCACGACGGGCGGCGAGTATGTGCTGACCGCCACCAGCGACGGCCCTGTGACCCCGACGACGACGCTGATCCGCAAGTATTCGAATTATGGATCTGCTGCGATTGACCCTGTGCAGGTGGCTGACGTGACGCTGTTCGTGCAGCGCGGGGGCCGCAAGGTTAGAGAATTTAGGTATGTTGGGGATATTAACGTATCGGCTTACCAAGCGCCCGACATCACGATTGTAGCCGAGCATATCACTGCTGGCGGCCTGTTAAGCTTTGCCTACCAGCAAGAGCCTGACGGCGTGATCTGGGCAATCCGCGCAGATGGCACGCTGCTGGGTGTGACGTACCGTCGGGAAGAGGAGGTGGTGGCCTGGCACAAGCACATCATCGGCGGCGAGTACGACGGCGGCCAGGCAATCGTCGAAAGCATCGCAACCCTGCCCAGCGACACGGGCGAGGATGAGCTGTACATGATTGTGAAGCGCACGATCAACAGCGTGACAAAGCGCTACGTTGAGCAGATGCGCCCGTTCAATTTTGGCGGCGTCACCACCGGCGCGTTTTTCGTTGACTGCGGCCTGCGCTATTCCGGCACGGCCACCGGCACACTGAGCGGCCTGTACCATCTTGAGGGTGAGACGCTGAACGTCTTGGCCAATGGCGCCACGCACCCTGACCGCGAGGTTACGGATGGCGGCATCACGCTGGCCTACAATTCGACCACAGCGGCTGTGGGCTATGGCTACACCAGCAGCATGCAGACCATGCGGATTGAGGCAGGATCTGCCGACGGCACAAGCCAAGGCAAGCCCAAGCGCATCCACGCCATCACGCTGCGGCTACTTGAGACGGTCGGCATCGAGGTTGGCAATTCGTCCAGCGAAAACGATCGCATCTTTTTCCGCGACAGCTCTATGCCGATGAACCAAGCCGTGCCGCTGTTCACCGGCGATAAAGACATCGAATTCCCTGGCGGCTATGATGAAGATGACCGGCTGTATGTCCGTCAAACGCAACCTTTGCCCATGAGCGTGCTTGCCCTATTCCCAAGGATGAACACGTTCGACAAATGATGTAGAATGATCGCATGTCCATTTTTTCAGTCATCAGCTTAGGCGCGACATTGCTGGGGGGTCTCTCCCAGAAACGTGCTGCGAGCAACGCAGCGGCTGCTGCCGATCGGGCTGCGCAGTTCAACGCAGAGCTGATTGAGCGCGACATCGGACTGCTGGAGCGGCAGCGCGAGATCATCAACCGCAATTTTTTGATCGAAGGGAAGCGCGCGCGCCGTACGTTTGAGCGAGACGTGCAGGGCGGCGTGCGGGCTGGTTTCGGCTATGCCGGCATCGACATGTCGCAAGGTACGCCGCTGGATGTGCTGCGCGAGAACGCCCGCGAATTCGAATATGAGATGACGGTCGCGCAGATGGGCAATGAGATCACCAACATGCAGCTCTCGGACGCGCAGGAAACATCGCGGCTGAACGCAGAGCTGGCTCGTATGGAAGGCGGCGCGCAGGCTGCAGGTCTTCGCGCACAAGGCACGCAAAGTCTGATAAGTTCGTTTGGATCGGCTGCACAACAAGCCTATGAATTTGGGATCTTCAAATGAGAATACCCGTCTTCACAAGCAGAGCGCAGCGGCCTGGCGAAGCACCGGGCCGCCCGATCACGTCTCGGATGCGGGCAGAACCTTTCATCCAGGCTGAGCTGCGCAAGGGCGATGTCTTGTCCGAAGCAGTCGGACAGGTTCAGCAGTATTCGCTGATGCGGCACAAGGCGGCTGTCGAGGTGCAGATGAGCGAAAGCTTGCTGGCCGCCGAAGAAGAAATGATGACGCTGGCTAGCCAGCTGAGAGACAGCACCGACATCTACAACGTGTTCAAGCCTGACGGCTCTGGCACTTGGTCGGACAGTGTCAACGACATGCGTGAGCGGCTGGCTGATCGAATTGAAAGCCGATCGGCCCGCGATGAATTCCGCGCGCGGTTCAATCAAGCCGAGCTGACAAGACGGTTCCAGCTGCGCGGTGCGATTGATGAGCGCATTCAGGCGCGTGCGAATGCTGCGGCGGCTGCGCGGATGCAGGCTGCGGAAGACGCCTTGTCTAATCCGTACAACCCGACAGGTATTGCTGACTATGACATGGCAGTCATGGGCATTCGCATCGAACAAGACGCAGCCACCAGAAGCGGCACGGCAACGCCGGAAACCACCGGCGTGATGAATGCGCAGCTGGCTGTCAATGTCGCCACGCGCACGACGGCTGCATATGTCTTCGATGATCCTGGCCGCGCCATCGCTTTGGCCGAAGCGCTGGATCTGCAGGACGAGGTAGACGCTGGGCGCATGACGCTGCAGCAAGCCTATGAGCAGGCTAACCTTGATGACGACGCTGCCTACACACTTTATACGCTAGACGTATTACCGCGCGATAAAGCCCTTGAGATCATATACGACACGCTGGCTCGGTCGAACCGGCTGTATGAGGCGGCAGAACGGCAGCGTACTGAGCGCGAGGCGCAGGCAACCGCAGCCAACGAAAGCACCTACCGTGCGATGTTTTTCTTTTCCGATCCGTCGCAGCGTTACACCACAACGCAAATTATGCGCTTGGCGCCTGATGTCGCGCGTGAAATTGACATGGACCCCAATCAGGAAATCACCTCAGATCAAGCGCGCCGGTTCTTCATGGATTATTTCAATATGTCGAACTACCTGTCGCCAGAACAACGGCGGCAGATCGAAACAACGTTTGCCGCGCCGGCTGTGTCTTCGTTTGCAACGCAAACCAACCAAGATGTCTACACCGATCTGTTTGCACGCGCGGAGGCCGGCAACCTGACGGTGGTAGGCTTGAACGCGGCACGCAGCTCGATCACGCCGGAAAACTACACCACCCTGCTTAACAAGATCGGCGCCGAGGCTGACGATGCGCTGAGTGACGTGAAGAACCGCATCAGGCTTCAGTTTCGGTACAATGAACTGGATGCGGCGAATGATATTGCTGGTGCGAGAGCGGCGCAGTCTGCATTCTTTAGCGTTGCATCAGATCTTGAAATCGAGGCTCAACGTCGTCGGGCAGAAGGCAACCCGATGACAAGGTCTGAGCTAATTGATTTCGGGAATGCTTTGGTTGAGAGCCAAGCTGAATTTTTCCGAGCAATTCAAATTTCTGAGCGTGATAACTACATTAATTTCTTTATGACCAACATACCTGGCATTGGATACCAAGACCCGTTAGCGGATCTGGAGGCTTGGTATCAGTCTCTTGATGCAGCCGGTCAACAAGCATACGCCCAAGACCGAGCGCGTCATAGGATTGTTTTGCTTGAATTCCAGCAAAGGATAAACCGCTGATGTCCGATCTGATCCCCAAGACCACCGACGAGGAGATCGAGCGCTACATGGAAGCGGACATGGTCCGCCGTGCGCGCATGCCGATGGAAGGCAACGCTGCCCTCAAGTTTGAGGCAGACCCGATCACCGGGCGCGAGAACGCTTATTTCCCGCTGTCGGCTGGTGGCTACGTCAAGATCGGTGATCGCGCTGTGACGCCTGCGCAGGCGGCTGAGACCGATGTGCTGGCTGCCGAGCGTGACATCCAGAACGATGCGCGCGGCCCGATCAGCGAGGTGATGGGGTTGTCTGACGGCACCGTGACGATGGATGATTATTTGTCTGCCGGCTTTACTGAGGAAGAGGTGCGGCAATACTGGGCGCAGCGATCTGCGGCGGCAGAAGCAAGCACCTTGGCTGCTGCGCAAGAACCAGGCTTTGGTCCGGCGGCTACGCTGACCGAAGAGCAGATGCAGTTCGGTGAACAGGTCGGTGCGCCGAGGGCTGTGCCGCTTGCCACAAGCTTGCGTGATCGTGTGCGTGACATTGCCTATACCGGCTTGAGCCAGTTCATCGACGATCCAAACGATCTGCGTTTCTGGTCGAACTATCTAACCGATGTCGCTGACATCATGGCGCCTGGCGTTGGCGGTGCAATATCTGTTGACGAAGGTGCGCGCCTCTTTAACCAAGGTGTCCAGCAAGGCAACGCAGTTGACATGCTGATCGGCGGCGCGCTGACCACCCTCGGCGTGGCAGAGCTTGTGCCGCTGGTGCGCGGTCTCAGCGAGCCTGCCCGGATTGCGTTGACGGAAAGCCTGTCGCCCGCCGCCAAGAACCTGCTGGCTGATACGATCGGCGCCAGCCGCGCAATCGCACAAGGCGACCGCGAGATGCTGATGGAGATCTTCCAGCCTGCCGGCACGCCGCGCAGCTTGGGGGCGGCTGGTACTGGGATGGATAACGTGCCGCCTGGTAGCACTATTTCGCTGCGCGCTGATGGGGCTCGAAATGAAGAAGCCAGGCTGGCCATTACAGATATTGCTGCGCAAAGAAATCCAGATCGTCCTCGCGTAAAGATTGAAGACATCGCGTCCTACCATGAGCAAAACCATTTGGCTCAGTATGGAAGGCAGCTTGATCCGTACAATGATCAGGACTTTGATCTTGCGGTTGATGCAGCCGCCAACGAGGTTCGGTATCAGCTTGACCAAGCTGTATCTGGCCAAGGTTGGTATGACAGCGATGTTAGAAAAACCTTTGAGATTGCTTCGCAGATCCCAGGCCTTGAAAGCTTGGCGACTAGCGAAGCGGATCGCGTGATCATGTCGGCCATCATGGCTCCGACATCGATCGGTCAGTTGGTCACGAACAATACCCGCGCAGCAATCGCTGCGATGTTGCAATACAAGCGGACTGGCCAAATACCGACGACACCGCCCGCAAAAGGAGCTGTGACTGAAGGCATCCCAAGCGCTGGTTGGGGCTTGAAGCAGCAAAGTGTGACCGCAGGCATGCGCGTGATCAACCACCTTTTGAATAAGCTTGGGCCAGAAGGTTTCGCCGATTGGTGGCTATCTCCACACACTCTAAGAGAATTGACGGAACTGCGCAAAGAAGCTGGCCTAAGTGGCGCGCCTAGCGGCTTGAGCGGCGGAGCCGACAGCATGCATCTCGGCGCGATGATTTTGGGAGACAAGACTGGCAGGTTCTCGCTAAACATCAATGGCTACGAAGGGACCACAAAAGACGTATGGTTCACGCGAAGCTATAATCGCCTGTTTGGCAACATGCGCGACAATATGGGAGAGGTTGCAGGCGGCCCCAGAAATGCTACAGAGCGGCGGCGCATGGAAGATTTCGTGCGTACAATGCGTGATCGCTTAGAAGGCCAAGGCTTGAGCGAGCAAGATATTCAAGCGATCATGTGGTACTATGAACAGAACCTAATGACGGACTTGGGCGTGCAATCGCGCCCAGGCGCGTTCAGTGAAGAAGCGGAGAGGATATATGGACAACTACGACCAGGAGTTCGCGGAGGCGATGAAACTGAAGCTGCGGCTGAACCGGGAAGCCTTACAGGGTTCCGGGGCGTCAGCCCAACCCAGCGCGCCGTCCGCGCCGAGCGGAGATTTCCGCAGCGGGTTGATCCAAGAGATCCTACAGGACAAGCCGGGCCTTACACGCGAGGAACTGGATCAGGCGATGCAGGAGATGGGCTTCTAGTTCTTGAGCCAAACGCGCAATCACAGGCGCGTTATCAAGAGGCAGGCCTAAGCCTTCCAACAGTACGCGAAGTGCCTGCGGCACAATCTGCCGCGCAATACAATGCGGATATGACAAGCGCGATGGCCGGCCACAGGTTCGGCGCTCAAGTCGAAATCAAATCGCCGGAAGAACTTGCAGACGCTCGCTTGTTCAGAACGGACGACGGCAGCGGCTTCGCGATCAAACCAGACGGCGACATCGTGGCTGTCTTCGCAGGACAGAACGCCGCAAGGGGCAGCGGCTACTCCATGCTGCAGGCTGCTGTCGCTGCTGGCGGTCGAAAGCTTGATGCCTTCGACACATATCTGCCGAAGATCTATGAGACCGCCGGCTTCCGTCCTGTTGCTCGTTTGCCTTGGAATGATGAATTTGCCCCTCCAAACTGGGACAAAGAAACATTCTCTAATTTTAACAACGGCGAGCCAGATGTGGTATTCTTCGTCTACGATCCAGACTATTATGGCGGAGCTGTAGACGTGCCTGTCTTCAATGACTATGGCGATGCTGTGGCCGAGCAAGATAGACAATTGCAAGCTCTTGGAGGAAGCCAATAATGGCAATCGATCCCACGGCTCTTGCAGACGAACAGACCCAGCGCGCAGCCTTGGCAGCCCAAGGCGCGCCGACTGAGTTTGCGCGTGCGCCTGAAGAGGCTGTGCGGGTCGCTGGGCCAGCCGCTGAGGGCATGCGTGAGCTGCTGAGTAGGTTGTCCCGCAGCGTGCAGGAAAGCCGCCCCAGCGGCCAGCCTGTGCGCCCTCCGACGCCGCAGGAAGCTGGGATCGTCGAACAGCCTGGTACGCTGTCGCTGCGCGGCGCTGCGGCTGAAGCTGCGCCCGATGTTTTGTCGCCGGAAGGTTTGCAGCGCTTTGAGGCGATGCAGTATCGCGCGCCGACGCCGCAAGAATTCGCTGCGCCGGCTGGACCGCAGGCGCCCAACGATGTGCTGCAGTCTGCGACCGAAGCTTTGAACGAAGAAGCAGCCGCAGCCACCCAGCAGGCTGACGATCTACGTACTGGCGCCCAGCGCGCCTTGACGGCAGAGCAGCGTGGCTTTGGGCCTGAAACTGGCGCGGCGCCCGAAGACATCACCGACGAGGTATTGGACCGCCTGAGCGCAGAAGAGCTGAATATCATAAGCCTGAAAGATGGCGGCGATTTCAACTTTGACTACCTAACAACGCCCGACAGCGTAAAGGCGACCATCACGGCTGTTGCTGAAACGCTGGCCGCTCCGCAGGCTGCGGTGACGCGCGGCATCCGCACCAATGAGGTGACGAACCAAGAAGCCGCGCGGCTGGTCGCTGATGAGATCGGCATGACCCGCACGCTGCTGCGTCGTCGCATCGGCGATGGCGCGCTGAACGCCGAGCAGATGGTTGCTGCGCGCGAGCTGCTGGTGCGCTCGGCCACCCGGCTCACAGATCTGGCAGAACTGATCAAGAGCGGGCAGGCAACCGCAGCCGATCGGCTCGCCTTCCGCCGGCAACTTGCCATCCACAGCGGCATCCAGTTGCAGCTCAAAGGCGCGCAGACAGAAGCGGCCCGCGCGCTGCAATCGTTCCGCATCCCGGTGTCTGGTGAGTTGGACGCAGCGCGCTTGAATGCAGAAGCGCAGCGGCTGATCCAGGAAGGCAATCTGGACGAAAGCACGAATGCTCTGGCCGATCGCTTGCTGGCCGTCAGCTCGCTGCCTGAGAACGAACGCCTGGCTGCCATCAATCGTATGTCCGAGCGTGGCTGGTACGCCCGCACCAAAGCCGCCGTGCACGAGGCATACTTGACCGGCTTGCTGTCGAACCCGGCAACGCAGGTCAAGAACCTTATCGGCACCGCGTCGTTCATGCTGTATCAACTACCGGCTGAGATGATCGCCGGCGCATACGGCAGCGCGCTGCGTGGCACGCTGGGTCGCATGAACCCGCGCTATCTGACCGAAGACCAGGTGTACATGCAGGACGCTTTCCTGCGGACGCGCGGTTGGATCGACAGCTTCCGCGACGCAATGCGCGCAGCATCTGTCGCATATCGCACTGAGACGCCGTCCAGCATGGCCACCAAGCTGGATGTCGAAACCTTTGAGCCTGGCATCCGCTCCACCAGCGGCGGCATCTTTGGCCAGGCCATCAATGAGTTCGGTCGCCGTGCGCGCATCCCGTTCCGCCTGCTGTTGGCTGGCGATGAATTCTTCAAGACGATCTCAATGCGCGGCGAGCTGTATGTTGCGGCCAACCGGCGGTATCAGATGTCGCTGCGCATGGGGCGCACACCAGAGGAGGCGATCAACGACGCAGGCATGGTGCTGCTTGACCCGCGCGCCGTGCGGGAAGATCTGGATTTCCGGGCGCGCTATGACACGTTGACCAGCGATCTCGGCACGATCGGCAAGATGGCCAACGAACTGCAGCAGACCGCGTTCGGTCGTTTCATCCTGCCATTCGCCACCGCTCCGACCAACGACGTGCTGCGCACCACGGAGTTCATGGGTCTGAACCCAAGAGCCTGGGCCGACATGGCCGGCCAGAACGGCCCGCGCGCCCAGCAGCTTGCGATGGGGCGCATGACGGTTGGCGCTGCGACGATGGCTGTCGTGGCTGAGTACGCAGCCGGCGGCCAGATCACCGGCGCCATGCCGTCAGATCCCAAGCTGCGCGATGCGCTGCCGCCGGGCTGGCAACCGTACAGCATGGTCTTCCGGGGCGAAGGTTTCCCGACCGACGAAGACGGCGATCCGCTGCCGCTCTACGACATCTACGGTCGGCCCAACGGCCCGCTGACCTACGTCAGCTACGCAGGCTATGGACCGCTCACCTCGGTGATCGGCATCACGGCTGACGCTACCCAGCGCATGACCATGACGCGCGATCCTGAGCAGCGCAACAACATCGCCGCTGCAGCGCTGATGGCGACGGTTGATTACTACCAAGAGCTGCCAATGCTGCAGGGCATGGGCGATGTGGTGGCTGCGCTTGAGTATGGCTCGATTGAGCAGTTGCTGCGCGGGCCTGCGCAAGCGGCCACGCCTGTCGGCTTCCCCAGTCCGATCAGCGCACTGCAGCGCTCGATCGCCCGCATCCAAGATCCGACCCGTGTCACGCCACGCGACGATATTGAGTATTACACGATGGAAGAGGTGCAGGCCGGCGCTGCGGCTGGCGACAGCACGTTCTTGCTGCCCAACGGCGAGACCAATTTCCGCATGGTCGGCATGCCGCGCGGCGATTGGGAAGCGACGGCAAAGCAGCTGTTCGACGCGATCGACAGCTACCAAGCGCAGGACAGCATGTTCCGCGATGAGCGCGACACCAACGCCGTGATGTATGACACGCTCGGCAATGTGATCGGTGCAGAAGACATCAGCATCAGCAACCGCCCAGGCTTGGCGATCTGGAATTCGACGACCGGCATTCGCATCGTTCCCGGCCAAGAGTTGACGCCGCTGCAGGAAGAGCTGATGCGGGTTGCCGCGCAGGCTGGCGGCTGGCCACTGAGCAACCGGGAAAGCATGAACGGCATGCGGCTCGGCGCTGGCGCGCAGTCGGATCTCACCAACCTGGCGCGCAACGAAGTGACACTGCGCGAGTACAACAACATGGATTTCCGCAGCGCTTTGCAGCGTGAGATCTCACGGCCCACCTACCTGCGCATGTCTGATCGGGACAAGGCGCTGGTGCTGCGCCGCATCGAGGATCGGTACTACGAGCGTGCGTTTCAGATTTTGCTCCAGATGCCGGAATATGCTAACCTCGCCACTGCATACCGAGATCGGCAGCGGCTCCAAGAACAGGGCGTGAGATGACAGTCAGCAGCAGCACAAACCGCGTTAGCTACGCAGGCAACGGTTCCACGACCGTCTTCCCGTACACCTACAAGATCTTCGACGAAGACGATCTGACGGTGATCGTGCGCGCGGCCAACGGCACCGAGACAGTCAAGACGATCACATCGGACTACACGGTGAGCGGCGTCGGCAGCGCGGGCGGCGGAAACGTGACCATGCTGACAGCGCCTGCCACTGGCGAAACGCTGGTGATCTTGCGCGAACAGGATCTGGTGCAAGAGCTGGACATCGTGCCGAATGACCCGTTCCCGGCTGACAGCCTGGAAGCTGCGCTAGACAAGCTGACCTTTATGGTGCAGCAGCACGAAGAAACCTTGGACCGCACAATCAAGGCATCGCGCACCAACACGATTGCCGGTTCTGAATTTACGATCTCGGCGGCCAATCGGGCCAACAAGATCTTTGCCTTCGACAGCGCCGGCGATCTCAGCATTGCACAGGAACTTGGCACCTATCGCGGCAACTGGGCGGCATCGACGGCCTACAACCAGCGCGACATCGTCAAGGACGGCGGCAACGACAACCTGTATTTCTGCAACACGGCGCACACGTCGAGCGGCTCGCTGCCGATCTCGACCAACACCGACGTGGCCAAGTGGGATCTGCTGCTGGACGTGAGCGCGTTCACGACGCTGTATGACCAGTTCGATGACCGCTACCTGGGCGCGAAGAGCAGCGACCCGGCGACCGACAACGATGGCAACACGCTGATCGACGGCGCGCTGTACTGGAATACGACCGACAACCGGCTGAAGGTTTACGACCTCGGCAACACGACTTGGAAATTCACGGCGCCGTCGCCGACCGAGCAGACCGCCATCAACACAGTGGCGGCGATCGCGGCTGATGTAAGCACGGTCGCCGGCATCGACAGCGACGTGACGGCTGTGGCGGCTGACGCGACCGACATCGGCACGGTGGCGTCGAACATTTCAAACGTGAACACAGTTGCTGGGATCAGCTCCGACGTGACGGCTGTTGCAGGCGATGCGACCGACATCGGTACGGTGGCCGGCATCAGTGCTAATGTGACAACGGTTGCCGGGATTAGCGCCGGTGTGACGACTGTCGCGGGGATTAGTGCCAACGTCACGACGGTTGCTGGCATCAGCGCGGATGTGACGGCAGTCGCTGGCGATGCGACTGACATCGGCACAGTCGCCACGAACATCGCGGATGTCAGCGCGGTCGCCGCCATTGACGCTGATGTCACCACGGTCGCTGGCATCAGCGCGGACGTGACGACGGTGGCGACGAACGTGGCCGACGTGACAAACTTTGCCGATGTGTATGTCGGGCCGTCTGCGACAGATCCGACGACCCGTACTGACAGCTCGGCCTTGCAGGCTGGCGATCTGTATTTCAACACAGCCACCGATCAGATGTTTGTTTACGATGGCTCAGCTTGGTCGGCCGCATCGTTCAGCAACGTCAATCCGACCTTCACCTCGGTCACCACAACGTCTTTGACGGTCAACGGAAACAATTACCCATCCGCTGGCTCTCTTGGCAACCGCAACAAGATCATCAACGGCGCGATGGTCATCGACCAGCGGAACGCCGGGGCGGCGGTGACGATTGACACCACGGCTAATATCTACACAGTGGATAGATGGATTGGCTCTGGGCAAGCTACAGACGGTGTTTTTACCGTAGATCAAACCACAGACGCCCCCGCTGGTTTTACAAACTCCTTGCGGATTACTGTGACCACAGCCGATGCGTCGATTGGTGCTACGCAAAACTATTTGCTTCAGCAGTTTGTAGAAGGATTTAACGCAGCGGATTTGGATTTTGGCAAAAGCTCTGCCAAAGATGTAACGCTGTCTTTTTGGGTGCGGTCTTCTTTGACCGGAACTTTTGGTGGGGCTTTGGGAAACTCTGCCAACGATCGAGCATACCCGTTTACCTACTCAATTTCTTCGGCAAACACGTGGGAATACAAAACCATTACCATTGCAGGTGACACCACAGGCACGTGGCTAACTGACAATGGTCGTGGCTTGGCTTTAAGATTTCAAATAGGTATGGGGTCAAGCCGTGTAGCAGCGGCGGGAGCGTGGACAGGCACCTCCAGCATCTTTGGCGCAACGGGCGCGACCAACATCATCGAAACCCTGAACGCCACTTGGGACATCACCGGCGTCCAACTAGAAGCAGGCGACGTAAGCACCCCATTTGAGCATAGATCGTATGGGCAGGAGTTGGCGCTGTGTCAGAGGTATTATGAGGTAGGGAGGCTTTATGGCTCGGCTTATCATAACACAGTCACCGCCAATGCTAATGATTATTTTCAAGCTACATATTGTTTTAAGCAAACAAAACGAGCGGCACCTACTGTAGCATCAACGAATTTAGGAACTGGGACGATTGCAACTCAGGTCGCTGATGTTGATGCAGCAGCCTTTAGGCGAACTGGAGCATTTGACTCTCCATTAGACATTACCTTAACCGCTTCATCGGAGTTGTGAAATGTATCAGCTACTAGCCACCACCTATGCGGATGGAGCCGTTATTGAGTTGGATGCTGTAGAGCGCCTAGCGGACAACGCCTTCATCCCCTTCGACCCCGCCAACCGCGACTATGCCGAGTATCTTGAGTGGCTGGCCGAGGGCAACGAACCGCTGCCTGCTGATACCCCGGAGTGATAGATGAGCGAAGAGGCCCGCCTGGAGCGCATCGAAAAGAAACTGGATGAGGTCGGGCAGGCTATCGTCGCGCTCGCGCGCATGGAAGAACGGATGATCACACTGTTCAAGCGCATGGACAACCTGGACCAAGAGCAGGCGCATCACGGGCGCCGCATCACGCTGATTGAGAACAGGGTCGGCAGCAACGGCCAGATGCTGCGCTTTGCCGAGCGGGTGTTCTGGATCGTCGTCACGGCTGGCGTTGCCTTCATCTTCACAAGAGGTGGCATGTGAGCCTGCCCACCGAAAAGCTGTACACCTGGCAGCGCGGCACGGATGTACCATTTCGCACCAGGGTATCGATGGGCAAGGTCGTGGACGCGCGGCCTGTCTTTGTGTTCGGCTACAACCCGGATGTGCAGAACGTAGAAGAGACGATCTGGGATCACGGCGGCGTGTACGCCTATCCCGCCTCGGCCACGACCATGACGATCAGCTCAAGCAATGCGACGACCAACGCTGTCGTGTCGATCGTCGGCCTGGGCGCCGGCTACGTCGAGCAGACCGAGCTGATCACGCTGAACGGGCAGACGCCGGTCACGACAGCCAAGAGCTACCTGCGGATCAATGGCATGTCTGCGCTGTCTGGCACGGTAGCAGACAGCATCTATCTCGGCACTGGCACGGTCACCGCTGGCGTGCCGGCCACGGTCTACGCCAGGATCATCAACGGGAACAACCGCAGCGAGATGGGGATCTACACCGTCCCGGCTGGCTACGAATTCTATTTCGATCACGGCACCGTGTCGCACGGCTCGGATAGTTCGAACGCTTTCATCACGGCGCGCCTGGCGTATCGGCTGCCAGGGCTGCTGTTCCAGACCGGCGCCAAGGTCACGCTGAACAATATCTTTATCCACTTCCCCTTTGAGTATCCGCTGCTGCTGCCTGCCGGCACCGACATTGAGACGCGCGGGATCTGCAGCAAGCAACAGCTCAACGCGGTGGCTACCTCTTTTCAGGGGCTGCTCGTCAAGACGGAGATCTTCTGATGCGCAAGTATTCTCAGCGCAGCCTGAATAGCCTGCGCGGCATTCACCCGGATCTGCGCCGCGTGATCGATCGCGCGCTGCAGGACAGCCCGCTTGATTTCGTCGTGATCGAAGGGCTGCGTAGTGTCGATCGGCAGAAGCAGCTGGTGGCCAGCGGCGCATCGCGCACGATGAACAGCCGCCACATCACCGGGCATGCGGTGGATCTGATGCCGATCGGCCCCAACGGCCCGGCGTTTGACTGGCCACTGTATGATCAGCTTGGGCCGGCAGTGAAGCAGGCTGCTGAGCAAGAAGGCGTTGCGCTTGACTGGGGCGGCGACTGGAAAAGCTTCCGGGACGGCCCGCATTTCGAACTGGACCGAGCGTCTTATCCCGACACTGACTGGACGACAGGCGATGAGCCGCCGGCGCCGCGCACCTCGGTCGTGCAGTCTACCACCGTGCAGGCATCGGCTGTGCAGATCGCGTCTGGCGCCGGCGCTGCGGCCAGCTCGATCGCCATGCTGGACGGCACCGCGCAGCTGGTGGCGCTTGGCTTCGCCGGCTTGGTGATCTTGCTCGGTCTCTGGATCTTGCGCGAGCGCATCCGCAAGTGGGCAGACGGGGTGCGCTGATGTTCCTGACGCGCCTGCAGCTCTACCTGTTTATCGGCGCTGCCTTCGTCTTGGGCGCACTCGGCATATACGCCAGCGGCGTACAGCGCGGGATCGACAGGCAGCGCGGGCAACTGGATCGTGCCAGGCTGGACAAGATCGGGCAGGCAAAGGAGATCGAAGATGAGATCAATGCTGATCCTGACATCGTTGACCGCGCTCGTCAGTGGGTGCGCCACGACGACTGACAGCTACTGCGATGTAGCATCGTTGCTATATTTTAATACTCCCGTTACAGTTGAATGGCTTAACGACCATGATCCTTCGTTGTTGCGGGAAATTGTGGTACACAACGAACAGGTAAAGGCGCTGTGCCGGTAGGAGATCCAGATGGCCAAGAGACCTGGGCTGTACGCCAACATCAATAAGCGCAAGGAAGCCGGCACCTCCCGGCCCAAGAGCGAAAGCACGATCGATCCCAAGACCTATTCGCTGATGCGCCGCAAGGCCGGCGGCTTCAAGGAAAAGAAGAATGGCTAGGTCGCCGGCTTGGACCCGCAAGGAAGGCAAGGCCGAGAGCGGCGGCCTGAACGAACGCGGGCGTCGGTCGTATGAGCGTGAGAACCCAGGCTCAGATCTGAAGGCGCCGGTCAAGTCTGGCGACAACCCGCGCCGCGCGTCGTTCCTTGCGCGCATGGGCAACATGCCTGGACCAGAGCGCAAGAACGGCGAGCCGACCCGGCTGCTGAAATCGCTGCAGGCCTGGGGTGCCAGCAGCAAGGCCGACGCGCGCGCAAAGGCGCGAGCAATCTCGGCACGCAACAAGGAGAAAGATTGATGCCCAAGAAGATGGAACAAAGCCTGATGCGCCGCGCCGCAGAGATGGGGCTGAAGGGCGAGCGCAAGGACGCTTACGTCTACGGCACGATGGCGAAGATGGAAAAAGAAAAGAAGAAAGAAAAACCCAAGAGCAGCGGTGGATCATGACATGAACATGCGCACGCTCATAAGCGGCTCGGCCCTGGCGGCCATCATGGCAGGCACGCCCAGCATCGTCAGCGGGCAGGGATCATGTGTAGTTTATGAGCCACTGCGCCGGGTCATGGAAGAAAGCGGTATAAGGATTGAAGGCGCGGGGCGCATCGATCTGATGAACGGAACCTCGACTGCCATCGAGGTCTGGATTTCGCCAAGCAATGAGTGGGCTGTGCTAGCTATTGATGCGACCGGCATCGCCTGCATCATCCTGTCTGGCGTGGGATGGGATAAGCCAGAGAGGCTCTGATGGCAGAAACAAAAGGACTGGGGTACGCCGTTTACAAAGAGGCGTACGATCGCATTGGAACGATCAAGGGGGTTGCGCGTGAACTCGGCGTACACCCAACGACCGTTTCTCACAGCCTGAGAAATGGCGATGCGCGTGCAGAGGTCAAGCATACGGACCAGCTTTCCGCGCTGGGCTACGGCACAGAGGGGCGCGAGCTGACAGCGCAGGACGCTTGGGACAGCCACGTCGGTGCCTTCGAGCGCTCGCTGACGCTGGCCACCAAAGCGCACTGGTCGCCCATTGATCGGCCTGCCGGCGCCTACGTCGTGGCGCATTTCACCGACCCGCACGTCGATGACAACAGCACGCCGCTGAAGCTGCTAGAGGCTGACATCGAAGCATCGCATGAGATGGGCGCCATCATGTGCCACGGCGGGGATCTGCTCAACAACTGGCCGATGGCCGGCAAGCTGGCCAAGCAGTGGGCCAAGCAAGAGTGTACGCTGCCGGCGGCCATCCTGCGCGCGCAGCACTACATCAACCTGCTGCGGCCTGATGTCTGGGTCGATGGCAACCATGAAGAGATGAACGGCGGCCCATACCTGGAGCGGCTGTTCGGCGAGTGGCTGCAAGACGCCAGCCCGAATGTGATCCGCGACTACTGGACGGCCAGGTTCATCGTGCGCCCAGAGGGTGGGCGCGAGGTGCGGTTTGCACTGTCGCACAAATTTCAGAAAGGTCGGTCTTGGTTTCATCCGCATCACGGCGTGATCCGCGAAGCGATGGAAGGCGAAGACGCCGATGTCTACATGGAAGGCCACCTGCACATCTCTGGCATCATCTACCACACGATGGCCGAGCGGCAGAAGAACGTGATCGGCGTGGCCAGCGCTGGCTACAAGATGCTCGATCAGTATGCGACCCGTATCAGCCGGGGCGGTGTGATCCCTAAGTTCAAGGGGCGCTGTCATTGGATCGTGTGCGACGATCAGGCCGATCAAGACGAATGGCCGGGCAAGGTGTTCGACAGCGCGCGGCAGGCTGAGGCCTACCTTAGTGGTCTTCAGAACTTGCGGGCTGTATAGGCGCGCCGGTCTTGGCGTCTCTGACGCCGTGGCGTTCTAGGTCGCGCAGGATGTCAAGCAGGGCCATGCGCAGGTCTTTTACGCTATCGGCCTCAATCGGCACCGGGCGTTCTGTAAAGCCTTCCTTGCCATCGTGTAGGGTGTAGAATTCATGCACGGCCAGATATGGATCGCCGCTGTCGTCGGTGTGCTGCATGATCTGGTATCGCCAGCTACTCATGTCTTTTCTCCCAAAATCCACTTGAGGATTTGCCGTAAGGCATACTTGCGGTCGCCCTCAAAATGCTTGTGGTCGGTCCACAGATCGTGTGGCTTGATGAGCCTGTAGCCTTCTCGGTCAAGTTGCTTGGCGACAAAGCGGGCGGTCTCTAGGTCGCAGCCAGCCGCCCACAGTTCAGCCTCCATCGGCGCTTGTGGCAGACCATTGGCGGCTTCTGGGAATGATCGGTGTTCACTCATCCCCGATCCTCCCCTGCTGCCTTGATGATCGCCGCCACCACGGCGGGGTCGGATGCGAGGTTGAAAATCCGCCACGCTTGGCTGTCATGCTCCCATGCTACGTCCATCCAATCGGATCTATCGTGATCTGGATCAGGTGCAATGTGTGCCGCCGCCCGTTCCAGAGCCGCCCGCACGATGGCTTCGGGCGATGGGATCTCTTTCCATTTGGCCATTCTTTTTCTCCATCTGCTTTCTCACTGCCGCCCAGAAGGCGGCGCTATTGACGAGTGCTGCGCCTGCGGCCTGCACCTTGCTCATCATCTCCGCTTCGTCTTCGTGCGCTGCGCGATATATTCGAACGTGCTGGTCTTGTCTTTCCGCTGGCGCACCAGAGAAATCATGCCGGCCTCATACAGATCATAAGCTTCGCGGCAGATGTCGCCGCCCGCGTGTGTGCCGACGTGATACACCACCTTGTCGCCATGCTCCGCAATGTCTACCCACAGCTTCAAATTGCTTGGTGCCTTCATCCAAAATATTCCTTCACTTGAACAGCCCAGACGCCGCAGACATTGAACGGCCCGCTCACATAAACCTCGCTATAGCCGACGACGCCCGACGCTTTCTTGCGGTCGGCATATTCCTGCGCCTCACGCTCAGTCTCAAAATGTCTCGTCTCGTAACGCATCGCCATCGGTCACTTCCATTTTATAGACCCGTTCCAGCATATCCAGCAGCGCCAGCAGTTCCGTCATGTCGTAATACACGGCGCCGCTGCGATCTGCATCCAAGCGCACGATCTCAATCTTGCGCCGCATCCGTTTCGCGATCTGTTCGTGTGTTGCCATCTCGTCCCCCATCACAACGCCAGCATGGCAAGCGGGATGATGAAGATGGCGATGGCGCCGAAGATGTCGTGTAGGTTCATGGTCGTTCCTCCTGCTGGGGGTGGGTGGGGGCCGAAGCCCCCGGTTAAAATCAGCAATATCCAAAACGCTCGTCTTCGATCTGGCGCTGTTCCATACCGTCGATCAGCCATGCCTGAGTGCCGTAAGGCGCACGCACGTCCCAATGCTCCAGGCACACCATGTTTCCTGCGGCCTTGATCTTATCGACCACCATGTCGGCTTTGACGTAAGACATGACGCGATGATCGCCGTCGCTGTCGAGTAGGACATACTCGCGGCCATCCTGATCGTTCGCCATAATGCCAAAGCCGCTGTGCGGAACGCGATCCACAAAAAAGATACGAACGTTTTTAACTTTAACTTGCATTGTCGTGTCCTCCGTTTCTTCACCCCCAACATAAGCAGTGTGGCCACAAGGTCAAGATAGAAAATGATGCTTGACCTAACCACTGTGGCCACATAGTCTCACCGGCATGAACAAAGACACCTACATGAAGGTCCGCGTGACCAAGCAGGAGCAGGCCGAATGGCGTGACATCTGTCGCGCCTTGGGTCAGGATTTCTCATCGATCGTGCGTGACACCATGAAGCGGCGCAGCGCGATCATCAAAAAGAAACAGGAGGCAGAGCAATGAAACCCGGCGACATGGAACAGATGGACGATCAGTGGGATGCGCAGCATGACCGCATGTGGCGCGGCCTGATCCAGATCGGCGTCAGCCTGGTGCTGATGCTGTGCGCGGCAACGCTCGTCGGCGTCGTGCTTGGCTACCTGATCTGGGGGATTTGATATGAAAACGGAAAACACTTGGGGAAGCAGCGCGCAGGGCCGCAACAAGCGCATTCAGGGTGAGGCCACGGCGTTTCGTATATGGCAAATCGCAAACTTGTTCGGATGGGATTGCACTATTGTTGAGTGCGCAAGGGCTGCGGGAATTAATTTGGCGACTGCGAAGATGGCTATCCGCAGAAAGGGCTGGGCGCACAGGTTCAATCGTGACGCAGTAAACGAAGCGCGGGCAGGTGGCGCTCGCAAAGCAACCGCCAAGCGGTGGCAGCACACACATTCAGACGCTGTTGACGTTTACGACATGATGGAATTGGGCGGATGACCAACAGCAGAACCAAGGGCGCGCAGTTTGAGCGCGAGGTCGCCAACATGCTGCTGTTCGAACTGGGCATCAGCTTCAAGCGAGACCTGCGTCAATATCAAGAGGCCGAGCATGGCGACCTGATCCCCGACGATCCGGCGTTCCCGTTTGAACTTGAGCTGAAACGCTACGCCGATGGCCCGATCAGCGGCACAGACAAGTGGTGGAAGCAGGTCACAACCGCAGCGGCCAAGACAAACAAGCGGCCCGCGCTCATTTACCGTTACGATCGGCAGCCCACCCGCGTGGTAGTCGAGATGCAGGGCATCCGCTGCAACATTTCATTCGAAGATTTCTGTTACCTAGCCAGGGAGATCATGGCACATGAAGCTAACTTCTGACGACGCATACGACGTGCTGGCAATGCTGCTGCAAGCGCGAAGAGATCAAGAGCACGCTCTGAGAGAGGCTATACGCATGCTCGGCCAAGTGAAGAAAGACCCGTACCCAGAGGCTTTAGACGCCGCTGAGTACGCCGCCCAGGATGTCGTGATCCAAGAGCAGATCCAGTGCGTGATCGACGCGATTGAAATGCTGGCCGACGAGCTGCCCGATGAGTGACGGTTTCAGCAAGCACAACATCGATCACCTGTCTGCATCCAGCATTAACCTCTGGGCCAACGCGCCCGATGTCTGGGTCATGCAATACCTGCACGGCCTGCGCACACCGATGGGCGCGGCAGCCTGGCGCGGGATTTGCATCGAGGATGCGGTTGTGCAGATCCTGATGGGTGACAGCGAGACCGCTTGCATCGACAGAGCGCTGGCCAAGTTCGACAAGCGGTTCCCGATCGGCGACGAAAAGACCAGCGCCGAGCGCGCCCGGATCAAGCCGATGGCGCAGCTCGCCATCGAAGAGCTGAAAGAATTTGGCAAGCCAGAGTTCCCAGAGGTGGAAGAGGGCGAGAGCAACCAAGAGAAGATCAGCATCACCGCCAAGGGCGAGGGCTGGTCGATCCCGGTCATTGGCTACCTCGACCTGGTGTTCCCGCAGCATGGGGTGGTGATCGATCTTAAATCGACCTCGCGGATACCAAGCACCATGTCGCCAGAACACCAGCTGCAAAGGGCTATTTATGCTAAGGCGAAGGGTAATATGGACGTGCGGTTCCTGTACGTCAGCGAGAAGAAGACAAGCATGTTGGCCGACGGTGATCCGACCGAGCTGCTGGCGCAGGCCAAGGTGCAGATCGGCAGGATCGAAGCCTTCCTGCGGCACTGCGACAAGGACACAGCCAAGGCGATCGTGCCGGTGCAGCCGTCCAGTTTCTACTGGTCAGGCAGCGAGAGCCTGCGCAAAGAATTCTACGGCATCTAAGCCGTCGATCCGACCGGGCGGTTCCCGGCTTTCCAAGTTCCCAAGATGGGAATGCGACAATCCAAGGAG